ATTTGAAAAAAATATATATATTCTTTGACAATAATAAATAATTGGATTAGGTGTATTATAAATAATACACAAATTACATTTACAATCATTAGGATGTTCACTTAATAAAGGTTCACTAATATCATTGATTTCTGGGTCAATATGAAGCATTATTTATTATATAAAATAATATTTATATTTATATTTATAAATATTAGTATTTATAATTCACCGGTTGTATAATATTGTAACCACGATTTTGGTATAATCTTAGTTCCTCCATTATAATAAACAGCCAATCTTTTTGCAATCATATGATTATTAAGATGCATATCATTCATATAAACATCAGCAAGTATTCGCCCATATTTTTCAGTTTGACAATTTTTTAAAGTAACAACTTTATTCAATACTAGTTCAGTCATTTCTTTTTTTGCAAGTTGTGCACATTCTTTTTCATCTTGATCTTTGCCTTTAATTTCTGGACAATCAATGCCATTTAATCTAACTGAAAAGCGATACAAAGGAGAATTTGGATAAGGTAGTTTGGATGCAATTGTTATTGTATCTCCATCATAAACTTTTATACAAATACCTTTTTCAATAGGTGGAACAAAAGGTAATGTGTCATGCCATTCAATTGGTATATCAATTTTAGTTAACCATTCATTTGTATCATAATCATATACAATTTGTTTTTCTATAAATCCAATATTATTTTTATCATTTATAGAAGTAATATTTTTACTTAATTCAATATTATCTCTTATAGAATTATCTGTAGAGTTATCTACAGAGTTATATAGAGAATTTTTAGATCTAAAATAACACATAAATCTATTCATATTAAAATATTAAATATATTAATAATTATATTAATAATCAATTTTATTTATATTGTTATAATAGAAATGACAAAAAAAATATATGAAATGAATGAAAATGAAATAATAAATATAATAGAAAAAAATTTACCAATCAAAAAGACAGAAAAAAATAAATATGGAGAAGTATTTACTCCTCCGGAATTAATTAACAAAATATTAGATTTATTACCCAGTAATGTATGGTTAGATCCTAATTTAAAATGGTTAGATCCTAGTGGAGGAATAGGTAATTTTTTATTGTTAGTTTATATTCGGTTGATGAATGGTTTATCTCATTGGGAATCAAATAGAATCAAAAGGAGCAATCATATAATAAGTTCAATGTTATATATAGTAGAAATTAATAAAACAAATTGTAATATTTCTAAAAGCATATTTGGTGACAATTTTAATGTAATTTGTGGCGATTTTTTGGATCCTAGTATTTTTAATAATTATGACGATATATCGTTTGATTGTATAGTTGGAAATCCTCCTTTTCAAGACGATTATGGAGATAAATTGAAAATGAAAAAACGAATCCTGGGTGGTAAAACAAAATTATATGAACGCATCTTTTTAAAATCATATAAAATGCTAAATGAAAAGGGATATTTAGGATTTGTTGTTCCAGATAATATGTTTTCTGGAAATGGATCTGAATCTTACAAAATTCTTATACAAAATAATGTATCTTTTGTTAGTTTTAATTCTTCCAACCAATCTTTTTTTCCCAGTATCCAACAAACTATCTGTTATTTTTTACTTTCTAAAACAAAACAAACTAACAAAACTTTGATTGAAAATAATAAAGGAGAAAAAATACATATTAAATTAGAAGATCGTCCGGTTAATCCTGTAAGAGATTGGACTATAAAAACTGATAAATTAGTTGATCTTTATGTTAGTAATGAACGTAATAATGCTTTATATAATCGTGGTCATAAGTTAGATTTATATAAAGGTAATAAATATCCAATTATTTATTCTCCTAATAAAATTATTTATACTAACAATCGTGAATATGCCGTTGGATTAGGTGAAAAAAAGGTAATAATATATGCTATTTCAACAGATCTTGCATTTAAAATGGATTATACTGGAAAATTTGGTGTGGGACCGAATACATTTTATATTCCTTTTTCTAAAAATGTAGAAGGAAAAAGACTGGAAAATTTTTTAAGTAGTGATGAATATAGACTTTTAGCATTATCAACTAAAACAACTAGACAATATTTAAAAATAGCTCTTATTGAACATCTTAAACTAACAAAAATTATAAGGTCAAAAACAAGTAAAAATGGAAAAACAAGTAAAAATGGAAAAACAAGTAAAAATGGAAAAACAAGTAAAAATGGAAAAACACGTAAAATAAAAAGAAAAGAATAATATATTCATAATATAAATGGCACATGCCTTTGCTCCTATTCCTGCTAAACCTACCTTTGGTACTTTAAAAGAGAGTCTGTATCAAAGTGAATATATTAATAGAAAAAAAGGAAAACTTATTTATTGCAATGCAAATATAAATACTGCCTATTGCAACAGAGTAGTAAAATCAGGTAGTTACGATAATATCAATACATATAATAACGGTCGTTATGCTATTGGTTTAGATAATTGTAATATAATTCCTTGTAATAAAGGAAATCTTGTTGTAGGTCAATATTCTGAATTAAATTTAAAAAATGTATGTGTTTCTGTACCTTTTAATCCATCTTTTAGCGATCCTAATTATTATGATAATAATACAGGTAATTGTATTCCATGTTTAAATACATCTACTGAAAATACAAAAATAAATGTTAATTCATCGGGACAATATACTAACAATAATGTTGCTATACCTTTTTATCAAGTAAATACTATTGATCCCATTGGAGCTTTATTCGGTAATAGTCAATGTGGAGAACTAAATTATACACAATATATGTTTTTTAATCCACCGACTAACAACTTAAATAATAGTTAATTTTTATGTTTACACTCTTGAAGATTTATACCAGTGAAGATTTGAATCCGGAACCCGTAGGGGTGCTTTGGTCAAATCTGCAACTTGTAACTTACTTGAAGTATCATCCGCTGTTCGGCTTGAATTCTTCAAGGGTGTAAAATAATACCTTTTACATATATAATTTATAAACACCATAACAACCAGAATTTAATTTTTTTAATTTTCCATGATTATCACAACACCTTTTACCTAATTTAGAAAAGTCAATAGTAGTTTTATCACCATTTTTGTATAGGAATTGTGTTATATATAGTATGGTAATTTGTTTGTTTATAATTATTACAAATTACAACTATTGTAATTAAACCATCATGATAAATATTCATATGTTGCATGTGTTATATTATATATAAAACCCATAAATATATTGTGGCTAATATTAAAGATGTTTTTAAAATAGAAGGAATATATTTATCGCGTTTAGCTATTAAAATTTGTTGATTAATTTCAAAAACAAATGAATGTTGTTGATTTTCATAATAATGAAGATTTTTAATAGATGGCAATGATTTTATATTTGGCATTTCTTTGATGGTTTCAGGAATATTTATATGATACATCATTTTTCTATTAGCATCAAAATGATTCTGTTTTTTTCTACAAAAAGGAATATAATTATATTTTGAATTATTTATTTGTGATTGTGTCTGTGATTGTGATTGTGTCTGTGCTCGTGATTGTGTCTGTGATTGTGATTGTGTCTGTGATTGTGTCTGTGTCTGTGTTTGTGTCTGTGTTTGTATTTGTTGTGGATTTTCAATATCAATAAACCATCCCCATTGATCATTATTAAATGATATATTATTTAATGAACAAAGCCGATTAAAATATTGGTTCATGGATAAATAATATATTTGTTCGGCTTTATATTGATTTATGTATTGAATATGATTCGTCATATTATAAATAAGTAGATTTTATAATATTTGATTCTTTGAAATTAATTATTTTGTGTATATTTTATATTTTGCAAAAAAAGTAATTCAATTTTTTGTAAAACAACTTAAAGTTAATTTAACATATTTTATTTATACAACATTTTGTGTGCTTTATCAGCGATTCTCTTATACTTTCTAGTTCCTCTTATTGTCATATATTCTCTTGCACGTATATAGGCAGCATGAACACCCTTTTTATTTATTTTGCAAGTATTTTTTGTACAAATAGGAAAACTTTTATGCGGACCTAAGAAGCATTTTTTGCCGCATTTTTTCATCATCATTGTGCGTTCATGATAACCTGGTTGTTCTTTTGACCAACCTCTTAAATAAGAACCACGACCTTTTATACCTGTTTTACTATGTCTACGTGTTTTTGACATTTATATATATTTAATATATAGATAATTTAATAAATGTCTGAAGAAAATATTCAATTAAATATTAAAAAGGAAACATCTGTTGAGTCAATTCCACAAATTCTGCATGACAAAGATATTTTATCTAATATGGAAGAAGGAACACCTAGTAGAGATAGTTTGGACAATAAAAAAAATGTTAAAGAGATAGAACCAGAAAAAAATAATCGTACAGAATTAGAAAACTATATGTGTTTAAATAATGATGCACATGATTATAATTCCGAGGATGAACATCTTCTAAATATTTTTGATAACCTAAAAATAAAGGATATGCCTCCTTTTAAAAAAATAGATTTTAAAGATGTAGAATACAGAATAGATAAAAATTATTCAGATATGAATCATAAATATAGTTCAGCATTGGATATTTTGGCTAGTTATTTAAAAGGCCATAAAATAATCTATATGGAAGCAAAATTCTATTGTGAAACTCATTTAAATTTTTATATGATGCCTTCTATTTTATTCTCAACATCTGCAACAGTATTATCATCTTTTTTAAATCAATATTATTGGGGACCTGTTTTTGTTTCCGCATTAAATGGTTTAATTGCATTTTTATTAGCTATTGTGAATTATTTAAAATTAGATGCTGCATCAGAAGCACATAAAATTTCTTCACATCAATATGATAAATTACAGAGTACAGTAGAATTTACATCTGGATCTGTATTATTATTTAGATATAATGATTTACAAAAACAGGAATATGAATTAGAACAATTAGAAGAGAAATATGAAAAAGAAAATTCAAAAGAGGCCGAAATATTGGCATGTAATGTGAATAATCCAGCAGAAATTGCCAAATATAATGAAAAAATGGACAAATTATTTAATGATATTACAGATAAAGGAAATGACATACGAAAAGCAAAAATAGAAATAGAAAAAGAAATGAAACAAAAATTGGATGATGTAGAGAAAAAAATATCAGAAATAAAGGAAACAAATCAATTTATTATTCCTAGAACAATAAGAATGCGTTATCCAGTAATTTATAATACAAATATATTTTCGGTAATAAAAAGAATAGAAGATCAAAGGAAAAAAATAATAACAGATCTAACAAATGTTAAAAATGAAATCAGATATTTTACTTATTTGAAATATATATATGAAAATGATAGTGCATGTTTGCATATTAATAAAAATAAGATAAATATTATAGCAAGAATTATAATAAAATTGTTTAAAAGAAAGAGAAATCTGATGAAAGAAATAATATTACTGAAGTCGGCATT